TCGACGGTTAAAATGTCGGTGTAAGGAGCCCCATCAATGCGAGTCTGGAGGGTCCAGAGCGAACCTGTCCCATCATCGGCGGTTACATTGACAAAGGCTTTCCAGTCGATCGTGTGAGGACTTCCATCGTTGGAGTGTCCCTTCCATAAGAAGGCATGAGAGTCGAGCTGTCCGGGCGCACCAAGGGGCAATGCGTCAAGAATGACCGCGTCAATGGCCGAGCTTTCCTGAGTCCCTGCTGTGAGAGACCGCTGGACAACCTTATCCTCTGGGAAGGTTGGAGCCTCGAAATTACCGCCAAGTATTGCTACGCCGCCTACTGCGCCCATATTTCTCCTAGATCAATGCCAAAAACTGCACGTTCACACCGTCATCGGCTATCTCACCGTGAATGAAGATCTCATTCAGATTGATGCTCGTGTTCCCCGGTCCTGGAAGCGTGGTGAAGGGCAACGTATTACCGATGACCGGAGTTTGCAGCTCCACGCCGGCCAGTCCATCGTTGAGAACCGTACTGTCCCCCACAAAGATCTTCCCGCCGTTCCCACGCAAGACCTGGATCAACACCCAGACCGCCTCAATGGACAGACCACTGAGGACCGTGGCCACAGCGGGATTCCCTATGGTGATGTTCGAGAGCAAACGAATCGGCACTTATCGACGCCCCCCGATCAGCATCATGAAGCCTTCAGGGGTATCCGGCTCCGGTTCCCGATCTCCACCGTCCGTGTGGGACTTGTAGATGAATCGACTTCCGATGAAGTAGTCCCCTTCATTCGGCTGCCGAAGGGGGATCCCCTCTTCGCCGTTGGTTTGGGAGTTGATCGACAGCGGCTTGGCGTTGGTCATGATCCCCTCGTCGTTGTCGAACCTCTCTTGTCTGGTGTCAACATACTCGTCGTGTCCGTCTTTCATGGTTTCCTCCTTTAAGGTAAAACTATGGTAACCGGGACCCTTTTCATCCCAAGTTCTCTCGCTACTATCAGTCGATGGTTGCCCTCAATCAATAAGGCATCCACGTTCATCCTCTTAATCCTTGGACCGCTGCATTCAAGACGGAGCGGACTTTTGATTCCATCCTTCTTGATCTGTTCCTTGAGCAAGTCAATTTTGGCCCGAGACTTATCGGTACTTGCGAATCGCTCCACAAACTCAACCGGCAGCTCGTCGCCGTACAGACGTCTGTACTCATCAACCTGCTTGCGCAACCAGTGTTTCAAAATTCCTCTTTTGCGATTTCATGAGGCCAAGCACAATGGAGACTCCCGCCTCATATCTCGCGTGACAATATTGCTCTCTAGCCAAGTCCTGGCCCTCACCCTGTTTTCCAAGCATCTTCTCGAGTACTCCGTAGAGGATGTAGTGAAAGAAGGCTGGACTGATATTCAACAGGTCAGCGGTAGAGGTCAGCGTCGCGGGCAATATCGTGTAAATCAGGGTGAAATCCTGGCCCACGGGCCCAACGTCCCGATCCACCTCAAACCGCTTGGTCGTCAGGAGGTCCTGGTGGTACTGCTTGGGCACACCCGATGGCTGGTTCCTCCAGTTCCGGTTCTCCATATCGAGAGCCCAACGATCTGTCCGGTGCAAGGGAACTCGGTTGAAGGTGATTCGATCAATACTCATCGAATCGGGCGGCTCCGCGAACACGCGATCCCCGGCTGTCGCACCAACCTCGTCCTTTCTCTTGAAACAGCCTGTTCTGTCGAAAAAGTCCTTCTCAACGTCGTTGATGTAGCCGATGACCTCAACTTCGGTCCAGAAGCCCGATGAGAATGTGTCGTCCTCCTGAGTCATGAAGATGATCTGATCGAGCATATCCTGAACTGTTTGCGGTCCCAGGGCCGCAGCGACGGCCTGGGCGTAGACGATATTGACCCCTTCCCCGGTATTATCCACGTCGATGAACACCGCATTCAGGTCAATGAGAATGGCTGACCGTTTGCTTTCGATGGCCTCAAAGGGCAGGGACATACCCACAAGCGGTGCTTCAAGGGTCACCCCGGCAAAGCCCGTATTGTCGACTGTGGAATCCCCCACATAGACCTTTCCAGTGTTGGTCCGAAGCACCTGGATGAACACCCAATTCGTTTCGATCGACGTAGCCGACAGCGGTACGGCTGTTCCGGCCGTAGTTGCAATGAAGTTGTTGATCGTCGCCAGCGTCATCTTCTACCGCTCACCCTTCTGGCTTTTCGCTTCATGCTCCTTCGCGGCTTCTTCATCCTTCCAGGTTCCTTGTAAAAATTGCTGCTCCTAACGCCCCTTCTCCGTTTCCTGAAGGCCTTTCCATCTCTCGAAGTAATGAGGGAGCCCTTATCGTCAAACGGCATTCCATCAACCGCCGTAGATCCCAAAGAGGTCTGGTAACTTCCTCCTCCGGAGGTCCCGGGAATATCGCCTGTGTTTGAAACCATCTATCGTCCTCGATCCGGAGTTGAGTACGAAGGTCCAGTATCCAGAGCGGGTTCTGACGTCCAAATAACGGGCTGCTGGCTGTAAACCTTCCGGGCCACATCTCCCATGCGAGACAGGGCGTTCCTGAAAGCGGCCCCGGCGTTTTGAAACTCAGGACCGCCTTCCTTGAAACGAGAAATATGGAAGGTGTAGTCCTGGAGTGCCTCGATGAACTCATCGTCCAGGTCAATCGGATCCGCGTTGTCTTCGATAGTGACTGGCAGTTTCAAGACGACAAAATCCACCGTAATGGTTAAGAACCCACCCGCTCCAAAACCACCTGAAAATCCCGTAGTGAACGCATTCGACGGAGTTGGAATACCTGGTCTGGGGAAGATGGCGAAGAGATTGCAACCAATCGGAGCCCACCGCTTCAGGATGGTCCCTACTTTCCCTTCCCAGAAACGATCCTCGCGGTCCATGTCCTCCAGAGTGACCCGTTCCAGGGACCTATCTCCAACGGAAGCCGCCATGACAGCGATTGTGTCGGTGGATGGTGCGTAGAAGTTGTCGTCAGAATCGGTGACGATTCCGCTCTCCAAGTGCTGCTTCCCTGCTAAGTTGTTCAGCTCCTTCATGGCCTCGTTGAGATAGAGGAACATTTCCTCCCGAGTCCAGAAAATGGGGGCAACGGTCTCTTCCAGTCTTTCGAGGACCGTGTCGATCACTTCCGTTCCTGAAATCGCCATTCGCTATACCCATCCCGCGTATGAATCCCAATCGTGAGACTGATGCCAATCGGCGCCAAAGCCTCCGAAGGGCCAATCCGCATACGACCACTGTTGCCGCATTATCATGGTGTTGTCGTCTTCCATCTCCATTGCTTCTATGTCTACAACGGCCTGAGATTTGAGCATGGCTGATTGCTGAGGGTCGTAGTAGATCCCCCCCTCGATGATCTTGTGCTTGGGCCAAACGAGAGCGTCCGCGGTGGTCAACCGCACGATAACGTCGGAGCGGATCCCATTGGGAAGAATGTCCCCGTCGTCCTCCAGTGGAGGGAACTGAAAGTGGTAGAAGAACGGGATGGCCTGTTCTGAAGTGGGCCGGGGATAAAGCTCATAGAGCTGAGATCCCGCTGGATCAACCTCATGACTCACCACCATGTAGGTCGTCTGGGTGAGAGTCCGATGCGGATCCGAATAGTCGATCGTATCCTTGGGCATGTGGATGATGATCCGATACCGCCGCTCCAGATTGACCACGGAGATCAACATTTTCAGGTCGGGAGCAAAGTTGGTGTAAACCAAGCTGAGCGAATAACTGGCGTCTAGCTCGGAGGGCTGCGCAATAATGTCTTTAATGATTAGACGAGTCGGACTGGAGATCCCGGTGACCGTGTAAAACGGCGACAGGATGCCGATCTTCATCTGCAAGTTGCTGAGTGAAGATCTGGTGACCGTTTCGCCAGCAAGGTGAGTTTTAGTGAAACTGGCCTTGAAGGTCGTTGCCGTAGTGTCATAGACGTAAACGCCTTCTTCGTTGGCCCCTCCACCGTCGATCAGCATATAGGTGTTGGGTTCAACCCCCACCATTGAAACGGGAGTGGCGTCGAGGACCTCGGCTGAGATCACATCGGCTGAAAGAGTGGTGCTGACCTTATCATCCACAGGCCAGCCCGTAGCATTTCCTAGGATTACATTGGAGCCAGTGTCAGACCACTCCACACACGCTTGGAAGTGACGAGGCGGAGGTTGTCGTTAATCTTCCTGCGTATCAGCTGTGGGGGATATTTCGGGCAGACCGTTAGAACATGGTCTTGCATCTCCCGAAAGTTCTCTTGAAACCGTCCACCTGGCATTCAACACCCCGAAACCCCTATCCGATACCGTAAGCCGTTATGCGCACTGTCAGATCCGATAGATCCGTGGCGTTCGGAACCTCTCGCAAGGGCGCGACTCCGTTGCCCTCAAATGCCAGCAACAGTTCATTGGCACGATCGTACTGGATTACCCTTCCAAAATCGGTTCCAAGTCCACCTTGATCGGAAGACAGCTGGTTCACACGACCCAAGCCCAAATCGGCTGCTGTCAGAGGCTCGCCATTGGTCACATAGGAAGCGTCGAAGGTAACATCAACCCTCACGCCTCTCTCGTTACCTTTGGACAGATCTTCTCGGTTCGCAAAAGTTAAAGGCATAGTCACACCTCTCCTTTGTCAAAGTAGGAGGGGCCACAAGGACCCCTCCCGTTGTGCTCACTTATACCGCTGTGCGCAGCCTACCAGTCCAGATTCGTCAGAATCACGGAGTTCTGGTTGCTTACGCGAGCACTGATAACGCTTCCGTAGACATTGTCGATCGGGGCAGCTCCCGCTGCACTCCTACCGAATATCAAATCGGTTACGGCACCAATGACCTTGTCTCCAGCTACCGTGGAGGCAGCGGTGTTGACCAAAGCCACACCACCCACCTGCAGGTAACAGAAATTGCCGTTTGTGACGACATTTCCATAGATTCCAGCAACGGCATTGACTCCACCGATACTGTCGGATTGGTCGGAACTCACGGTATAGACCCCGGTCTCGGGATCCAAAACCGAAAAATACGCGACACCACCAACAGTAACGGCAACAGCCCCCGCGCCTTCATCATGAAGCACATAGCGGAAAAGGTTGCCATCAAAACGGACAATCGCCCCTAAAACTCCAGGTGAAATACCGGGTGAGGGGAGACCAGGGGACTCCTGAAATCTCTCCGGCTCGTTGACCGTGCGAGGGTCCCCGGTACTGATCTGGGTAGTTTGCGGTGAAAGTCCAAAGCGTTCGCCTGCCATATTTAGCTCCTTTCTTTCACCTTAGTTGGCAATGTCCGTCAGAATGAAATTGAGGCGAGGAGCGGGGAACAGTAGGTTTCCTGCGAACAGGTACTGGCCGGCCACGTCATCCGTGTTCTGGGCCTCTTTCCATCCGGTGAACCCAAACTGGTACTTCCGGTTGGTGGTGATCCAAAACTGCGCATGTTTCGTGTTCATGCCAATAAGCTGTTGCGCGGGTTGATACTGATCCACGACCATCTGAGCTCCATTCCATCGAAGCGACATGAAACCGATTTTTGCCACATCGGAAGATTCCTCAAGGAATCTCTGCTGCGGCTGGATTTTATTCCAAAACAAGTTCCAGACTTCTTGGTCTGAAGTCATCAGATCGACGTGCTCTGCACCGAACCAGGCCGCACCAAACGCGGTTTGCACCCCGCTCAGTGTCAATGTGGGAAGCGAGTTCTGAAACCCGTTGATCCCGGCATTGTTCGTCCCGTCAGGAACGATATCGCTCCTGTCGATGCCGCCGTAAGAACCGAAATTGTTCCCGTTGTCGAAAGCCGCCGACATTCCATCCAACTGGAGAGTTGAACTGTCGGTGCCCTGGCCGTCCAGGTACATATCCGTGGCCAACAACTTCGCCATTTTGCCTGCGGCATTGACGAGTTTGCTTTCCACATAGGACATAGCAGCTTCCGGACCTCGATTGAGAACATTGTCGGTGCCAAAGAGAGTGACGTTGACGTAGTAGTACTTGACGTTGACCTCGACAGCGGTGTCGGTCTCAACATACGACGTATCAAACGTCCCACCTCGGCTAAAGGCATCACCAGTCAGCTCGGCGTAGATGATCGGATGACGAATCGTTCGACCACCTTCAAAACGCTCGGCGTTTCGAGTGCGCAAGCGAGTGAAGACCGGAGAAGCCTCGTAGACGTTGTCCACCAACCGCGGGATGATGAATCGGTTCGTCTTCGAACTAATGTCATCAAAGGTTAGTGCCATACTTTCCTCCTTGAGTTAA